CTCCCCCCAAGCGGCCCCGTACGAACTCAAGTTATTGGACTATCAACACCTGAAGTAGAAGATCAGGCAAAACGTGTTCAACAATTTATGAACTATCAATTAACGGATGTTATGCAAGAGTATGATCCAGATATGGATCAACTGTTATTTTATCTACCACTTGCAGGTTCTGCTTTTAAAAAGATTTACTATGATAGTTTAATGAAACGTGCTTGTGCTAAATTTGTAACTGGAGAAGACTTAGTTATAAACTACATGGCCACAGATTTAGAAAGCGCCGATAGAGTTACGCATGTAATTAAAACAAGCGGTAATGATATTAGAAAACAACAGCTACAAGGTTTTTACCGTGACATAGATATTAGCACTGGTGAAGTAGAAACTTCCGAAGTGCAAGAAAAAGTAAATACACTTGAAGGTGTTCAACGTGAATACGGACAAGATGAAAATGAACATACTCTTTTGGAAATGCATCTTAATGCAGACATACCAGGTTTTGAAGATGAAACTGGTGTTAAACTTCCATATATAGTTACAATAGATCAGTACTCAGGAGAGATTTTATCTATTAGAAGAAACTGGAATGAAAAAGATCCAGACTTTAGAAAAATTTCTTATTTTGTACATTACAAGTTCCTCCCAGGCCTAGGCTTTTATGGCTTTGGTCTAATACACATGCTAGGTGGATTATCAAGAACTGCAACAAGTGTTCTTCGACAACTAATTGATGCAGGTACTCTTGCTAATTTACCAGCAGGTTTTAAAGCACGAGGCATGAGAATACGTGATGATGACACACCATTACAACCAGGTGAATTTAGAGACGTGGATGTAACTGGTACTTCTATTAAAGAATCATTACTGCCACTTCCTTATAAAGAACCAAGTCAAACTTTGTTTCAATTATTAGGATTTTCTGTAGATGCAGGCAAATCATTTGCTGCTATTGCAGACATGAAAATGGGCGAAGGAAACGAACAAAATCCAGTAGGGACAACGTTGGCGTTAATTGAGCGTGGCACAAAAGTTATGAGTGCCATACATAAGAGATTACACTATGCACAAAAAATAGAATTTAAATTACTTGCTCGTGTATTCCAATTATACTTGCCACCAGAATATCCTTACATGGTAGTAGGGGGTAACCAATCAATTAAACAATCTGATTTTGATGATCGTGTTGATGTTATCCCTGTTTCTGATCCTAACATATTTTCTATGGCGCAACGTGTTACATTAGCACAACAACAATTACAATTAGCCCAAGCTGCTCCGCAGTTACACAACTTAAGAGAAGCATACAGAAGAATGTATGATGCCATGGGAGTAGATAATGTAGAGGCAATATTAAAACCAGATCCTGGGCAGCCAGAACCAATGAGTCCTTCTACTGAAAATGGAATGGCCATGAAAGGACAAGCACCTAAAGCATTTCCAATGCAGGATCATCCAGCCCATATTCAAGCGCACGCTGAATTTATGTTTACAAGAATGGTACAAATTAACCCACAACTTTATTCTATGCTGCAAGCACATTTGTGTGAACATATTTCTTTATTAGCTGGAATGCAGGTACAAGAAGAATTTAAAGAACAAACACAACAACTGCAGCAAGCAATGCAACAAGCACAAGGCAATCAACAACAAATGATGCAATTACAACAAGCACAAGATCAATTAACAAATCAAATTGCAGCCAAGCAAGCACAAATAGAAGCTGAAATGACTATGAAATTAGCTCAAGATGAAGAAGCTAGAATAAGCAGGGAAGCACAAGATCCACTTGTTAAACTTAAACAACAAGAAATTGATCTTAAAGCTATGGAAACTCAAATGAAAATGCAAACAGATATGGCAGTTGAAGGTGAAAAACTAGATATTGAAAGAGATAGGCTAGAAGCTGATACTACTATTAATCTAATGAAAACAGCAGCTGAGGTTAACAAAGAAGATTCTGTAGAGGCAATGACAGTGTTTAAAGAACAAATGATTAATTCTAGAGAAGCCATGAAACAAAAAGCTGAACAACAGAAAGCGAGGGAAGATGGACGAGACAAAACTAAAGGAAATTAAATACAAGGTAGAAAAGATTGCTGTTACAATGAAAAAAATAGAAAACGCTGCTAACAGTGAAATTAAAAATCCTGATGATTATTTACAAGTTTGTGGAGCGTTATTAGCTGTTTGTCGTAATATGTATGTAAGTGCTTTGGGCGTGGAGGGTGCAGCGAATATGTTTGCAGCCATAGCAGAAACGTTTATAATACAGGACGAAGTTTTAAACGAATTATATAATTCACCAGAAAAACCAACAATACACTAAAGGAGATACTGTGGCTAAACCAGGATTATACGCAAACATACATGCAAAAAAAGCAAGAATTAAAGCAGGCAGTGGGGAAACTATGAGAAAAGTTGGCAGTAAAGGTGCTCCTACAAAAAAAGACTTTGTTGAAAGTGCAAAAACTGCTAAACCACAGAAAAAGAATATGGGAGGAGCTATAAAACCAAAGGTTGGTAAAACATCTTTTCCCGGAACTTCTGCTGGATTTCATAACGCTACAAAAACTGCTCGTAAAATGGGCACTAAAGTAACAATGAAAAAAGGTGGAAAAGTAAAAAAGAGGAGGTAATATGAAGTTACTAACAGATTTATGGGCTCACTTAAAAGAGTGGAGCGAATGGGGAATAAAGGACTGGATAAAAGCCGGTATTGTTGCTCTAATAGTCATTGTAATTCTTAAGTCGATAATGCCAGGAATTTAATGGAAGACAATAAGTCAAAATACTTAAGAAAAATTAATACTCCGACCCCTTTTAACGAGGGGCCGGAAATGCAGAATTACAACCGTATGATGGACTTGCAATCGCAAGCACCTAACTTTACACAAAACGATCCACGATTTGATCAGCTTAAAGATGCAAGAAGAACGTATAATCGTAATGATAAATACACGATAGGAAATAGACAAGGCATAGCACCTTTAGAAGTACAGAAAAATTTTTCTAACCAAAGTAATAATTTTAGAAACGCTGCACCTAATGCTTATGCAACAATGTATCCTGCTCAAGATTTTGCAATGAGGTATGGCGAGTCTGGAGGATTAATGGGAATGATAGCAAAAGAAATGTTTGGTAAAGTTTCTAATTTTGGAAAAGATATGGCTAACAAAGTAGGTATAACAGGAGCTGCTGATTCAGACGAAAGCGAAATGGCAGACTACGCAGCACAAACTTTTGGTTTTGGAGCACCTACCTTTCCTGGTAGTGAAATGACAATACCATACCCTAATCAAGATCGCCCAGACAATACAGTTACAATTGAAGACACATTTACAGAACCTCCTTTTCGTTCTATTCAATCTGATGGTTATGATGGCCCGGTAGATGGATCTAATCCAAGAGGTCAAGTAACAAGTGCAAACCCTGCACCAGGAAAAATGGGACTTGATCCTAACATAGATTATGGAAACGAAATGAATATGTTAGACGCTATAGCGGAAGATAATGTAAGATTTGATAGAGATGTAAAAGCTTTTCCTCCGCCAATAAAAGAAGAACCCCCATTCCAAGGAATGGCACCTCCTGAACTTATAGAAGAAACAGAACCATTTAATGATAATTTAAGAGAAGCAGGTATAATGTCACAGTATGGCCAAGGACCTAGTTACGCAAATAATTCTATGAATTATTTGGATGAATATAAAAAAGCTTTAGCTTCAGGAGAATTTGGTTATGATACTCCAGGAGGAATGATGTCTTATGATGAATTTGTTAAAAATTATGAAAGGCTGCATTCACTGCCTAGAGGATTACATTTAGGTGAATAGATAATGCCTGGTTACGATCACAGACAAAGAAAAACTACTTTTTCTCCTACACCTAGTTCTGGTCCTCCCGGACGTAATTATGGAGGGGGTAACAATAATAACAATAATAACAATAATAACAATAATAATATACCTAGAAGAACAATAATAGATAATAAAGCAGAAGCAGAAGCTAACGAAGGTTCTTATTTAAATAATCGTGGTGCAGATTCAGGAAATCCTTTTGTGACTTATAAACAACAACAAGAATCTAGAGAAAAAGCTGCTTATGATGCTTCTAAGAAAAAACAAGAAGCAATGCAACAAGCAATTGCTTTGGCTTATAATGTAAACAAAGACGATAATTCTAATAGATCTACAATTGATCAATCTACTTCTAACTTTCAAAATTTAGATAACGATCAATTACAG